AACTTTTCAATAAAATCAGTGACCATTTGATCATAAAGTCTGTGCGGATCGCCAATGGCCGCCATGCCCATCAGTATATATTCATGCTCTTGCGGCTTGAGGCCCAATCGCTGTGTCATAGCACTGTACCATATACCAACACTGTGCGGATAACACTGCGAATAACGCTTCTTCAGTCGATCGCCTACGCCTTCCCATATGCTCATGGTTTCCCATTCACCTATGCTGTCTACAACCAGCACCGTGGCGTCTTCGTAGGGTGATGTATAATAACCTGCGGCTGCATGACTACGATGGTGTGTGGTGTAGTGCATGCGAAATGGATACGTTGGCCCATCCGTACCAACCGTACGGCGATCGATATCATGGGCCAAGCACTGTAACATGTAATCACTGGGCAACTTTTTGGTAAGGGCTGTGCGATATTGTTTTGCCCACAGTTGTCTTGTTTTCTTCAGCAGCGGTCGTTCGTACCAATGAATGTGGTCTGGAAATCCATACTCAAGTGCTTCTTGAATCAAGTCAGGATGCAGGTCTGGATCATTTTTGATCCTGCTGTAGCGTTCACTGTGTGCTGCGAATTCCAACCCATCATCACTGAATACTGCAATAGCAGCATCGTGACTTTGAGCTGTAACTCCCCATCTAATCATTTTTCAGTATCCATAATTTACTACAATAATAGCATGCTGCCCAAGGTTTGTCAACACTGACTCGTACGGTGAATCTAGGATGATCAGGATTGTCGCATTCAGTGGTTGTGGGTTCTGTTACGTATACCCGTTCCTTTTCAGCAAATAGTTGTTCACGTGTCTTTTTCAAAATTGTCCTTGCATATACCAAATATACCTGTGGTGTCAGGTACAGGTTCCGAGTCAAAGGTCAACCATATAGCATTTTTGGTGCGCAAATGATTTCCAGGATAACACCATATGTGTCCGCTGCGTGTAATGGTATAGTCATCTTCTTGATGCCAAAAATAGTTGGCATTGGTTTGGGTCAACAGTTCCAGTGCATGTGTGTTTTTTGCATGTGTCCACACACCCGGACGCTGTATAAAATTTGTGTCTGCTGGTTCTTGAGGTTCGTCATGTCCAAAGTACAATATACCTCTGTGTCCTATCACGTCTACTTCAACGTCATAGTGCTGATACGCATGTTGCAAATACTCCAGTGTGTTTTCAGCAGTGCTGTTTACACCTGCGATGTTGCCTCTATGTGCTATTTTTCTCATTGTATGCTTGTAAGTCCTCTGGTGTGCCTACACCGTGCATGCTGTCCACATTGAATATTTTTACATTTCTTTCAAAATGATTCAGTGTATAATTCATTATAGGACACACATAAAATTCACCATTGGTACGATCATTGGCTGCTATCATTAGATCAATGCTGGTCCACATGTCATTTGGATACAACCATGTGTACACACCTGCTGTAGCATGTGTACTGATTGCTCGTTTTTCTGCAACACGTTCCACAGTACCATCTTCATCAGCAAGAGCATAACTCCATTTTGGATCTTTTTCAGGACACTCAAATGTCATTATGGCAGCATCAGTGGTGCCCAACACCTCGTCGTATGCATCCATATCAAATTCAATGATCTGATCACAATTGACAACTGTGATACAAGGCTGTCCTTTTCCAGTGTCGCCGCCAGTGTGCAACTCAAGATGTTCACGTGCTGCTAGCAAGGTTGCAGCCGCTCCTTCTGTTTCTTCGTCAAGTACAATAACAGTGGGTGCTCGTGGTGCGGTAGGATTATCTGAATCACGTTCACCTGGTAACATTCCAAACGCTTCAAAGATACGATTGATTATATTATAAGGTGCCTCTACATGTTCACTTCTAACAATAAAAACATAGCTGTGTACATTGTCAAAATTCAATGATTCAAGTGCTGCTTGGAACATCGGTTTTCCGTCTACTTCAATCAATGGTTTTGGTGTATCTATACCTGCTTCGGTAAATCTACTGCCAGCACCGGCCATTGGCATTATAATGATGTGTCTACCGACTCTGTCTTTTTCTTGTGTCTGTAACATGAGTTTTCTCCTTGCAGTGCTATTTATGTATACAGTTTCTCAAACTGCTGCATTTGGGTCACAGTTTGCCCAGGTTGGTGAAATTCTTTGCGCAAACAATATGTCTCTCTTAAGCTCAAACACTGATGCACTTCGCTGTAATACCAACTGACTGTGTGCATCAATGCATATATGCCCTGCGGCGATACCTGCTCCAAATTGGGTATACGACCGCTTTGGGCCAGTGCAAAAACCTGCTGTAAATTTACAGTGTTGTAAGTGGCTGCTGCACAAGCACCCGAAACCAAGTAAAATATATCATTCCAGAATCCAATACCTTCAAATCTCAACACCGGTGCAAGTATATTTGCAGTACTGTTTCTTTGACCAAGTTCGTCTACGATTTCTCTTGTGGTTCTAGCAGGATCAAACACTATGTCATATCTGCTTTTTACAATCCAATCGTATTGTTCAGGCTGAGGTATGCTGTCAATCACTGCACACAGTGCAAAATGTTGAGGTCCAACATAACGAAAATGAACATCGTTCTGGGTTTGCAATTGTTTAATTTGCTCTACAAAGTCGTCAGTGACCACTGTGCTCACAGGCTGATACACCTGCTGTACCAACTCTGCATCCTCATAACAATGACAGTATATGTCCACAGTGTAACCTCGATTTCGCAGACGTTCAATCACTGCCAATTGTGAAACTGCACATTCTTCTACGTAACGTGTTTGTGCACTTATGGTCCAAGCTATTTTCATTTTTACCTATAAATATGTTTATGACAGCACACAACATGATAAAAAACAATGGTTATGCCATACTGTATGATTTGATACCTCGCACTGAAATTCGTAGACTCAACGAACTGTGCGACCAAACAGTTCCCAATCGCGGTGAACGCAAAGAACACGGATGGACTGGTCGAAGAATTGCATCTGCAACACCGCCTGAACAATTTGTACACTACTGGAGCGACAACCTTGCAACGGATCAAATTCCATTGGTTCGTCAACTGATTGAACCTTTTGTATCAGATGTATTTAGTGGCGAAAAATACACCTGGCTAAATCAAGACTTTCATGTTGTAAATCCTGGTAGTAATTATCAACTGGCACACGTGGATACACCACAGCGACACAAAGTATTCAGTAAAATAACAGAATTGCTAGGCCTACAGATAATTGTAGCACTGGATGATTTTACAGTTCAAAACGGTGCGACAGCATTTTTACCTGGCAGTCATCGTCAAATATGGGAATGTTGGGATAAACGCACCTGGGGACAGTATGATTCACTGCTGAAAGATGCACCTAGATTTGTAGCACCACGTGGCAGTGTACTGATGTATCACACAAACACACTGCACAGTACCATGCCCAATTACAGTCTCAAACCACGTAGAGCACTGTTGATAAACGTGCTGCACAGCAAAATTGTAAAAACTGTTCAAGACATAGAACGCAATTTATAAATCAAATCAGCACTGTCGTCAACCTCAATCACCTGGGCACCCGTTGCACGTGCTGCCTGTATACCCACTGGCGAATCTTCAAATATAACAGTCTGTTCAGGTTCAACACCTGATATTTCCATTGCACGATAATACATCCACGGATCGGGTTTGGCAGGTCCGTAGTCTCTACTGAACACACTTTCAAATTGCCACAATTCTAATACATTCATACATTTGAAAACAAATTCACTTCTGCTGTTGCTGCACAGACTCAAATGATATTTTATATACAAACGATCAAAAAGATCTTTCAGTTCTGGATTGAATTTTATATATTCTTCTACGTGTGCTCTGGTGTGTTCTTTTTTTATTTGATCCACTTTGTCTGTTACAGCATATCCGCGGTTCTGCAAATAGCGTATTTTCTCAGTGGTAGGCAATCCTTCTACTTCTTGATCTGTGTATTCGGCTTCAGGACAAACCTGTTTTACTGCCCAACGAAATCCAGCTTGGTGCAGTTCTTTGCAGTCTACCAATGTGCCATCTAGATCAAATATTATCAGCTTTGTATTTTTCATTTTCTACCATTTCTAACTCAAATTTGGACCATGCTTCTTTGTTCTGGTTGATATCCCAGTTGTGATCAGCATGCCATCGTCTGTACAACTGATACACGCCGTCGTGTTGATGCGGCCATTGTCTTACCTGTGCAGCATGTTCACTGAAAATCTGTGGAATATACCATCCTGCTGTAGCCCGCAATTTTCCTCCAGTGACTTGTCGTCTTATGGTTTCATTGTCCCACAGTTGTCGCTGTGCATATTCCACAGTGTTTGGACTGTAATTGGTAACCATTGCTCGATGATTGCCAATTATAACCAAGTCTCGTATGCTGGGTAACCCATATGCTCCAATTCGTTCAACCAACATATCTGGTATAAACGGATCAACTTCATCAGTGCGTGTGCTCATTGCACTGTATCCATGATTAGGACCGCGAACAATTTGTTTTGGGTTTAGTATTGCACAATCATATCTTGCTTTTATCACAATGTCATATTCAATGAACGTGTCCTGTATAGCTTGTGCATTTATACTGTGTGCATAAATTTGCGGATGAATACTCCAAGATTCTTGGTGTCTTGTGTCAATACCAATGTGATCAAATGCATTGCGTCTTTGCATGCTCCATTGATGATAATCCAGTACTGTAACTGTAGGTCGATATTTTCCAAATTCTTCTTGCAACATTTTGGTCACAGTGGGTTTGTCAAACTGCTCTGTGTCGCCGACTCTTTGACCCGACAGTGGTCGATTCTGTGGACGTTTGGTGTGTTCAGTGTTCAACCAACTTTGCAAATACACATCCACTTGCCAGCCTTCATTGACGAAGTTGTTTATTACATTTCTGTGACTTTGTGCACATTCCCTAACAAATCTAGGCTGTCCGCTGATTGTGTATGCTAAACGCAGTGTCATCTTCTTTCGATATCTTCCTCTACACATTCAGTGCCGTACTGTACTTCAAGCACATGACAAGGTTTGTCAAAAGGATTGTATGCTCTATGCCAGTCTTCTCTGTGTATAACGTATTTTTGATGCTGTTTTAGCACAACAGTTTCGTCTCTGCCCAGGTTAGTAGATATAACGTCACCGTGTTCTATATCCATCTTCAATGCTCCCGACAACACATACCAATGTTCGCTTCTGTTGTAATGTCGTTGATCGCTGAGACTGCAACCTGGATTGATCACCAGTTCTTTGACTTTTACTGTGCCTTTGTCATCCAGTACACGCCAATAACCCCAATCACGCACAGTCTTTTGTGTTTTCCATTCGTCAAGTATCCAACTGCTGGAATTCTTTTTATCATCGCCGCCTACACCAAATGCAAATTCTACATTGTCGTAGATCATTTCTGGAATATTGTCTGCTGTTCTATCTCCACCATTGGCGAAAATCACCCGGCCAGGATTAGTACTCAACACTTGAAAAATAGCGTTGGTACTGTCATTATTATCGTCATTGAACGCAATCACCTGATCTACACATGCAAGTTCTCTGATAATTGCTGCACGTTCTTCAAAGGGCATAAACGGGCGACCTTTTTTGCGTGTCAACCACGCATCACTGTTTATACCCACTATTAGTCTGTCTCCTAATTCACGTGCTGCTCGGAAGTAAGAAATATGTCCACTGTGCAACGGATCAAATCCGCCAGTGACCAATACTGTAGTAACCATTTGAAATAAATACCTATATCATTATGTGAGTATTTATTATTGAAAAAGAAACCTGACAGACATCGTATTATACAATGGTTCATTGGAGAATTAGACGGCAGGATTGTTCCCAATCTTTTTCCATGGAATCGTGTACTTGACGATCACAGCAATTTGCGAGAGGTATTCAATGAATGGAACAATGCCGAATCACAGTCGCTATCACGCTTGACCGGCTGGGCAACAGAAGAGCCTATCATTAGTTGGAGTCGGTACACAGAAGAAACTGAGTTTAGAATCATTGGACGTGACAGTGACAAATTTGATCATAGAGAAATGAATGTGTTTCCTATACGTTTCCGCAATCATGAAGATCAACTGTTCAGAGATCCAGGCGAATGGCCAGTTAGACATTTACCAGAATACGTGTTGGATTTTCTAAGACAGCATCATCATATACGAATAATGTATCATGAACCACACGAAGCAAAACAGATTGAACAACAAGAATTTGCTACATTGCCTGCATTGCAAATAATGCATCAATGGAAAGGGTTGAACAATAAAACACTGTATGTAAATTCAGCAGGACAGCAACAGGATAGATTGAAGAAAATAGCATGGAATCCACACTATAACAAAGCAAATAGATTGGTAAGCATACTCAACAGTGACCAATGGTTGCAAATGAATTACAATGGCAACAATCGAGAATGGCTACGAAGACGAAATGCCTATCGTGATGAGCACAATCTAAAACAAGCAGAAGATTGGTATAGGCGTAAACCTGATTTTGACAGTGGAAGATTTTTATTTTTAGGCGGTAGGCCAAGGATAACACGTTACTGGGCATTGAGTCAATACATGAAAGTATTGCCAGAATCGCAATTGTTTGCAAGCCTGCATGGCGTCAATAGAAGCATAGATCCAAAGACTGGAAAACTGCAAAACGAAACTGCAACCATTGCATTGATGAACAGTCTGTTTACAGCAATGAAAAACAAAGTAAAGCGATACAGTCTCAGTGAAGATTATTTGTTTACAGAAGAACAACAAGCTGAGATGACCGAATTTGCACAACGTTGTCCTATAAACACATTCAGCGAAGACACTCGCGAGCCTCCAAAAGAATATTATATGCGACAGTTTTATAACCTATGGCCAAATCCACGTTACTATCGTCATATATTTGTAGACCTGTGTCCTGAAACTTTCAGTGAACGTCCGTTTGAAAACACCGTATTTGTAACTGAAAAAATACAAAAACCCATGTATGCATGTAGACCTTTTGTACCATTTGCCAATCCAGGATTCCTCAAATATCTGAGACAGATAGGATTTCGTACATTCAGCGATTGGTGGGATGAAAGCTATGACGAAGCTGAAAACAGGATGGAACAAATGGATAAATTGCTTGCTACAATCGAAACCATAAACAGTTGGAGCCGAGAAAAATGCACAGAGGTATATGCAGAAATGCAAGAAACACTGTTACACAATCATAATCATTTGCTGTGGTATGCAAACAATGCGCCACGCACTTGGATAGAATCAGTGCGTGAGCATTTCATTCAAGATAGAGATCCTGATCAATGTATAAAACCTACTGAGCAGGATCTTCAGCAGCTACTTTGACAATTTCAAATTTCGGTGTGCAGAAAACCAAATCAACTGTTTTTTCTTTTTCTACAAAAATATCTCTAAATCCAAAAGGCATCACCAAGAAGTAATCAGCATCTTTACGTGCTTCATCTTCGTGTACAATAGGAATACCTGTGCCCACTAGATAACGTCCAATTTTGTCTGGATGGATTTCTGCTGCGCCTGCAACTTGATCTCCTGTGATATCATAGAACTGTGCAATGGTATTGCCTTTTGTGCTTGCACCATAAATGTAAACTTTTTTGTTCTGCTGTTTGCAGTCTTCAAGAAAGTTTTGCAGGTCTGCTTTGTTGTCATAGAGGCCTTGTACAAATGCTTCTAGATCATTTTCTGGTTCTGTGTATTCCGCTGGTTGTGTTGTTTCTGTGTGTCCGATCCACAGCTGCCAGCTACCGCCATTGATATCGTTTTCAATTACACGTGCAATAGTAAGTCCATGATCTCCAAACAGTCGTACCAAACTGTCCCATGTGTAGTAAAGAATATGCTCATGACAAATGTTGCCCACATCATTGATACGTACCATTTGTGGCATACCCATGAACTGTACCACAAACAAACCATCTGATGCCAATACTGCTTTTACATCATCTAAGAATTGATGAGGATTTTCTAAATCGTAAAACATGGCAATTGCTGTGATGATTTTGGCATTGGCTTCACCAGCATGTTGTCTATAAGTGGCAAAATTGAAAAAGTCATTTATTGCAACGTCTGCGTTTGCTGCCAAATCTTCTTGAATGGTAACTGCTGGATCAACACCCACAGTGCGAATTCCGTCAGGATACATGCTGAGCAGTGTACCGTCGTTGGCACCAATATCCAGCACAGTGTCACCGGGTTTTAGTCCAACATATGCACTGGCTCCTTCTGCAATTTCACGCAAATTGTTTACAATTTTTTTGTTGAGTTTACTTTGGTACCAGTAATCTCTATAGATTTCTTCGTCAATGGTTTCCCGTAACTGCACAAGAGTACAATCTTCGCAGCGCAACAATGTCATAGGAGCCTTTCCTCTATGTCCATCTGGTGTTGCAGGAAAATCATTTACATACATTTCTTCAACTGCATAAATTTCCGACAGGTCTTCGCTTCCGCAAATTCTGCATGTGTGTCTTTCTGTATAACTTAGCATTATTGATTTCTCCTGTGCAATTGGTTATCAATCCAATTGTATGTTCGTGTGATTCCTTCACGCAAACTTTGTTTGGGTTCCCAACCCAGCGTTTCTCGGGTAAATGTTAGATCACAACTGCGTCCCAACGGACCAGTGGGTGCATCCAAATTGTAAGTGAATTCTACATCTTTACCGGCAATTTCTGCTACCAGTCGATAAAAGTCAATCACTGATATTTCTTCTTCGCTGCCTAGGTTTATAGGCGTGGTTATGTCGCTCATGGCGAGACTATAGATACCATCTATCAAATCTTCCACGTGTATATATGTTCTTATTGCTTCGCCAGTTCCCCATACTTCAATGGGCTCGGTTCCATCATATTCACTGATCTTCCTACAAATAGCTGCTGGTGCTTTTTCTCTGCCGTCATTGTAGCTGCCCTGTTCACCATAGATGTTGTGAAATCTACCAATACGTGCCAATATTCTGCCTTGTAGTTCTTGTTCTTGCAGCATCATTTCGCTGTACAGTTTTTCCCAGCCGTAACCTTCGTCTGGATTAGCTGGATGCCACATGTCTTCTCGCAGTCGTACAACATTGTTTGGATCTTGCTGAAGATCTGTGTTGTATACACAAGCACTGCTGGCAAAAAAGAATCTTTCCACACTGTTCTCAATAGCACCGTCCATAACGTTGATAGTGATCAACATGTTGTCACGCATTTGATCTGCTGCGTGAAATGCAGTAAATCCAACACCGCCCATGTTGCATGCCAAATGAAAAACAACATCACAATCTGTATATAAATCTGTACGTGGCACTGTGAGATCATGCACAATGAAATCTTCCCACAGTTCTAAACTTCTGTATTCTGGTAGCTTTTTATCAATACCACGTACTGCATATCCTTGTTTGCGCAAATATTCACTGAGGTGTCCGCCTATAAAGCCACCTGCACCTGTTACTGCTGCTCGCATGCCCATTCCTCTCTTATTTCTTTGATACGTTGTCTAATATTTGCTTCATCATACACAACACGAAATCTTTTTTTGAATTCTGGATCTTCGCTGACTTTTTGATTTCCTTGATTGCTGCGTCTAAACATGCTGATACCACAGTGATGCCATAGCCATCTATAGTTTTCTTTTAGCAAATCATTGCTGTAGTCTTTTATGATAAAATGTTCATATTTTTTGCTCATGCGCTGTGCCCACGCTGTCCAAAACATTTCATCTTGACAAAACTTTTTGATTGTACCGTTACCGGTTATCCATTCAATATCCCGGATGTCCAAAGCATCGGCATAGGTTTCTTCTCTGTTTTCGTCTGTGTAGTTCCATATATTGGTTTGTCTGCTGCTGTTGCCGCTGATGATAATATCTGCAACGGGTCGACTGCAATATATGAACAGATCCGAATGACGTACACAGTTTTCCATTGTGTCGTCCCAATAGGTCATTTGTCGCAGCGTGTCATCCCATTTCTCAGGCTGAGGATCAGGCCATGTAACACTGTGATCCAATATCAATTTGGTAACCCAGCGTTCTTGTGTGCTGTACAGTTGTTCAAATCTATCTTCAACTATCTTTTTGAAGGCAGGGCCGCCTTTGGTAAAGTTATCGGTTTTTTGAGGATACATTCTCCAGTGTACACCAGGTTCAGCCTTAGGACCATGATATTTTTGATTGTCTACCTGTTTGAATTCGCCGTCTTGTGTTATTTCGCCAGTATATGGTGCATCAGCATTGCTCAATGCATTTGCAAAAAAACTAGTGCCGCTGCGAGTAGGTCCTGCAATGGTAATACGACTGAACTGTCGAGTAGCCAAGCTACTCATATGATTCCATTTGGCTTTTCTCATACTTGTACAGGTCCTGTTATTTCAGTGTTTATCACAGTGCCTTGGGGATTCAACATGCTGTTGCCCCAGCTGTTCTTTCTGCTGTGGTCCCATTCTATGTTGGTCCAATTTTCAAAGCCAGCGACAACTCTACCCAATGGCGGCGGTTGTAGTATACTCAAATCATGTGGCATACCATAGCTGTCAAGCCAATCTCTTGCTGTGTCTGTGTGCCACCATTTTGCATACATTTTACTAGGCATAATTGTGAATCCGCCATTGATGTGATCAAAATTTTCAATGTCCCATTCCATTGGATCATCAAACTCATGATAACACTGAAAATAATCTTTTCCAGTGATGCTTTTGCAAAAGTATACATCATATGCATCTGGATCATAATCACAATACTGCTGCATGCTTTTTCTCATTTTAGGAGAATAATATCCTTTGTGACCATTTTCATCATAGGTGTCCCATTCAACTTCAAGATATTCGCAATTGCGTATACCGTGCAGTTCCAGTTGCTCTGCGCCACGTTCGTTTGCACTTACATCTTCGTAAACGTGCACATACTTGTTGATGCGTTCCAGTGTGTGATGAAATTCTCTGTTGAACGGTTTAGGACCCAACCACCAAGGTCTGCGATAATCAAAATTGCCATTGTCACCACGAAGTTCTTCAGGTACATCTGCGCCAGGACGCAGTGTTGTTTCTGTCCATGCAAAATAATCTCTGGTTTGATTGTAAACATCTACCTCTGGATTATTATGATACTTGAGTGCCAACAACTGCTCTCGTGTAGCACCATGCCACCGCCAGGCTTTTCTGCTGGCCAATCCAGTTGTAAAACAACGGTGGATTGCATTTGTGTCACTCCAAGTCATGCCTTCAAATGCACGATAGGGAAATTCAAACCCAAATTGTTCTTCCAGTGCATCAATACTGTTGTTGATTTCTTGTACAGCATTGCGTTTGATATCGCCAAGTCCATTTTCGCCTTGCCTGTTGATACCATGATAAAACAACAATCCTTTTCTACTTAGAAAATTGTTGCCCACTGTTTCTTTGATTGTGTTGTGAGTATCTATCCATTTGTCAACCAATGGATTATCAATAAGTTCAATTTCGCAGACTGTGCCTGCTTCAAATTCTACATGTAAGGTTCTCAATATAGACTTCCTTTATTATTCAGTATATATTTATACGGTGAAAAAGTCAAGCGGTAAATATTGGTATGGATCTAAAAGAACGCATTCTCACCGACGGCTGGATCATTATGGAACAGTTTTTAGATCAAGAACTTGTCCTACAGTTACAACGGTTGGTGCAACGTTTACCAGGAATAAAAGGTCAAGCACTGAACGGCAGATGGTATCATCAGGGTCAACGTCCGGATGATTATCGCACAGCCATTGAAGCAGGTATTGACTGGGCACACTACTGGACTGCACAGCTTCAAGGTGAGGAATATGAAGAGATTGTACAAGTAAAACAACAGTTGGCACCTGTGGTAGATCAACTGCTGGATCGGTGGCACTGGTGGTGTGTGGATTATCACGTGGCCCGTCCTGGCAGTGACTATGTGCACAGTCACATGGATACACCCTATCAATTTGAACCCTGGGCACAATATCGCAGTTTATTGGGTGCACAAATACTCATAGCTGTTGATGATTTTACTGTAGACAATGGTGCAACTGCGTTTGTGCCAGGAAGCCATCGCGATCTGTTTGACATTGACAAAATCAACAAAAAATACTATAATAAGTATCTATTAGAACACAGTCAACAGTTTGTTGCACCAGCTGGCAGTGTATTATTGTATCATCCTCGCACACTGCACAGTACAATGCCAAACACCAGTGAGCACAGCAGATCAGCTTTGCTGTTGAATGCAGTGCATCACAACATTGTAGAAGGTCTCAAGCAATACGATCGTGACTGTTTCACAGGATAAAATATGAAAAAAAGAATATTGGTAACCGGCAGTGCTGGGTTTATTGGCAGACATTTGGTTCGCAGTCTCAGAGAAGATTATGATGTAGTTCTTGCTGATCTACGCATAGGTATAGATTTGTGCGATCCTCAAGCTGTGGCTGAGTTACCTGATGTAGATTTGATTTATCATTTGGCAATGGTAAACAACACCAGTGCATTTTACACACAGCCTTACACTATTATACAAAACAGTGTATTGCCGCTGCACAACATACTCAAACGATATCCGGGTGTACCTATAGTGTACACCAGCAGCAGCGAAACATATGCAGGTGGATTTGCCTTGGGCACCGCACCAATTCCAACACCAGAAACAGTACCATTGACCATTGATGATATTACCAATCCTCGGTGGAGTTATGCCAGTAGCAAAATACTAGGCGAAAGTCAAGTGATAAGTGCAGGTGTTGAATTTGACACACCATGGCGTATTGTACGCTATCACAATGTATACGGACCAGGACAGCGCAATCATTTTTTACCAGAATTTATTGATCGTTGTCTAGAGGGTAGATATGAACTATACGGACACAGTGCAACTCGCAGTTGGTGTTACATCTCAGATGCTGTAGCTGCTACACGCCGGGTTGCTGAATCAGGAGAGGATGGTAACATATATCACATTGGTGCTGAAAATGAAGTTTCGGTACTGGAGGTTGCACAACAAATAATGAAAAAACTGGGCTGCGAAGAAGAACTAACACTGCATCCAGAACCCAAAGGAAGTGTACAGCGCAGATGCCCAGATATACAAAAGATAAAACAACTAGGATACAATCCGCAGGTAGATGTCAGCACAGGATTGGATCAATTATTGGAGAAAGATTATGGTATTATCAGTAAGTGACAGCATGATGGGGAAACAGGCATTTTATCCTGCAGAGCAGGGCGAAGTAAATTTGGTTATGATTATTTGCAATCATTGTCCATATGTGCTGTTCAGAATGCCAGCGATCAGTCAACTGGTCAAAGACTACCGAGATCGTGTACGCTGTTTTGCAATCAACAGCAACGATCACAGTCGTTATGCAGAAGATGCACCAGAGCTTATGCCCGAATTTCAAGAAAAATGGGATCTGCAATGTGATTACATACACGACGGCGATCAGAGTATTGCACGTGCATACGGAGCAGTGTGCACACCAGAATTTTATGTGGTTGATAGAGACGGTGTGATTGTGTATCACGGAGAATTGGATCCTGCTCATACCAGCAACGATCTTGTGCCCACTGGCAGCAGTTTGCGTCATGCATTGGATCTAACACTAGCAGGTAAACCCATCACATGGGAACCCAATCCCAGCTTTGGATGCAGTGTAAAATGGCGATAAGAAAAAGTCATAGATTTCGCAGCGGAGATTATGCCTCTAGCAAACGCTGGGACCAAAACGGAGACTGGCGCAACTATGGTGACATAGACGATTGGAAAAAACGTGCCACTGTAAGAATGAGTGCTATCAGCAGCCACGGACAATCAGAAGCTGTGGACCTTCTCAACACTGTTGAACATGTAAAAACCGCAGGACTAGCAGGCGACTTTGTAGAATGCGGTGTATACATGGGAGGCAGCAGTGCAGAAATGATATATGCTGCTGGATTGCTGGACCTGGACAAAAACATGTGGATGTACGACACTTACGATGGTGTTCCTGAACCTGAAGAATCAGACACCATAGAGTTTGGCAACAAACAGGTAAGAAGCACACTGGAATGGTGGCGAGAAAACAAACAAGATGAAAACGGCGAAAGTGCTTGGTGCTATGCTACACTGGAAGATGTACAGCAAAACATACAAGAATTCACTGAAGGCTGCGGATATCGTGGTTCAATACGTTATGTAAAAGGATTGGTACAGGATACAATTCCCCTGGAAGCACCTGAAAAAATCAGCATATTGAGAGTAGACGTTGACCTAACAGAACCTACCATGCATGTGTTGAAATGGCTGTATCCACGTGTGGTGTCAGGTGGACACATTATATTAGACGACTACGGAAAGTTTCCCAGCGTAAAGGCTGCTGTGGATGAGTTTTTAGCCACAAAAGGCAATCCATACATTTACCGAGTAAATTACAATTGTAGGCATATTGTAAAACCATGAAGATAGGAATAATTGGATTAGGTGTTGTAGGTTCAGCATGTCGTGCAGGTTTTGAACGACTAGGTTACACTGTGAGTGTGCACGACATAGCACTGGGAACCACAGTTGAATCCATTATGGACACTGAAATTGTTTATGTTTGTGTTCCTACACCCAGTAACCCAGATGGAAGTTGTAACACAGACATTGTGGTCAGTGTTGTCGAGAGTTTAGCAGACTACAATGGTGTGATTGCAATCAAAAGCACAGTATCACCAGGCACTACACAACAGTTGATTGATCAGTTTGGTGACCATATTGTGTTTGTGCCTGAGTTTCTCAAAGAACGCAGTGCTGAATATGATTTTGTTTTTGATCATAGACTGTTGCTGGTAGGCACAGAAAATGTAAATCATTATTATCTAGTGCAGCGCAGTCATGGTTCATTGCCACAACAGACACAGCGTGTAAGTCCAACTGAAGCAGAATTCGTCAAATACTATCACAACAGTTTCAATGCATTGCGTGTGGTATTTGCAAATGTGTTTTACGAAATGACAACCAGCATGGCGGCCAACTATGATACAGTAAAACAGGCTGCACTCAGTGCAGGCAATGTACCAGATGAATATCTTGATGTCAAGCCCGAACTGCGTGGATATGCAGGTGCATGTTTGCCAAAAGACGTGCTGGCATTGCAGCACTTCTGCGACAGCAACAACTTGGCTTTTGAATTGTTTGATGCCATGCACCGAGAAAACGAAAAATTCAAAAAAACTGTGTACAAAGGAATGAGATTATGAAACTGCAGGTAACGCTAACTGATGGAACAGAATTTGGTATTGATCTAGTGGAGCATGAATTTGTGCACGAATGGGCTCGTCGTGTTGTACAGTTTCCTATAAAGAAAACTCACCGTACAAGAATAACCGGCTACGGCAGTGGCAGTGATGAACGTGACAGCAACATGTACCAACAACGATGTGCAGAACTGATTGCAGGATTGACAAAGTTGCGTGACGATTATGCAGTTGCAGTGCCTGTTCAATATTTTTCGCCACCCGATGCTGATGCTGACAGTGCAACAAAACAGAACTACTGCAACACTGTGCATCGTTGGGTTGTGTTTACACAGAAAAATTGGCAACATCCAGATGGCAACCAAAGTGCCATTGAACTTATCCACAACAACAAAGATCACAATATACCCGGTGGATTGTTCAACACGCTGAATGGAGCAGTGCACACACTGGAAGGCACTTACAGAAAGCCCAGAGAAAGTTTGTTGGATCCTACATTGGTAACTGAACAATGGTACTGGGATACTGAATTTGTTCATGAAAACTGGCGAGACAGATACTATGTGAGAAAAGAATGGGCGGACTTTAGACCAGGCATTGAATCATTGTTGACCAACAAACATCACACTGTTTGGTTTGCCAAACGCATATTGGGCAAGGACTTTAGAGAAGTATGGATCGACGATGACGATCCTACACAACCAGAAGTTGTCAACTTTGATGATCATTTACAATATGCGTTTGAAATTGATCTAAACAATAGGCAACAGTTTTACAATGGTTCAGCATTTAGAAAGTGGTTGACCGATTGGAACATCAAATATCAAAAAAGCAAAATGGGCAGAGTTCCCATTGGCAATGTAGACTGCAATCAAACACAGTTACAGGAAAAAATAAATGACCTCACTATCCAAATCGCAAAATTGCACATTGATGACGCCTGATTTCTTTGAAGATCATCGAGGCACAATACGCAGTTTTTTCCCAGATGAACAGTTGGTTGAATACAACCTAATGGTTACCAACCAAGGTACTGCTCGTGGATATCATTATCATCCTCATTTCATTGAATACATGTTGATTGTACAAGGAGAATGCTTGTTCAAAGAATACAGCAACGACACTGTGTACGAAACTGTGCTGAAAACCGGAGATAGCATACGTATTCCTATTGGCACTGCACACACATTTGTAGCACTAACAGACTTTAGATTTGTTAGCATGTTGACCAAACGCTGGAATGACAGCAACCCACCAATTGTAAAGATCGATGAACATGGCAAACCCATTTGAACTGGTATCAGAATTTGAAAGACAAATAGCAGAGTACTGCGGCGCACCATACGCTGTTGCCACAGACTGTTGTACTCATGCACTATATCTAAGTCTTTATTACTATAAACAAAAGCATAACATACAACATGTAGTACTTCCTAAAAACACCTATGTCAGTGTTGCTATGCAGGCCCGTCATCTAGGATTAGAATTGGAATTTGAACAGGTTGAATGGGAGGGTGCTTACACCATTGGCAACACCTGTGTAGTAGACAGTGCACCACGTTTGCACAGAGGATGCTATCAACCAGGCATGTATCAGTGTCTCAGTTTTCAATTCAAAAAAATACTCAGCACTGTGCGTGGTGGCATGATACTCACCGACGACGAAGAATTTTACAACTGGGCACAACGTGCAACTCACGACGGTAGAGACATGACCATACCTTACGAAGAAGACTGTATAACATTTTTAGGTTGGCACTACTTTATGACACCAGAAACTGCTGAACTGGGATTATCACGTTTACAGGTATTGCCCGACTACAATGACGACTGTGCAGGCAGTTATACATATCCTGACATCAGTTATGTGAGGAATTTCAATTGAAAAACATTGTAATCATAACACCAGCAAGATGCGGCAGCAGTTGGCTAACCACAGCATTCGAACAGCATCTTGGTTATAACAATTTCAATGCAGTTCTCAGTAGCAGTGTAGCAGAACAAGAAATTAGAATTGCAGGCGAAAAGATTCTAGTAAGTGGAAAAAGCACCGAAGAAAAAATTCAACTGTTGGAACAACATCAACCCTTTGTTGTAAAAGTATTCACAGACGAAATGATTGATCTCGAACTGTTGCCCGACAACACAGAATACATTTGGTTGTATAGAAAAAATCTAGCAGAACACTGTTTGAGTTTTTGGCGGGCAAAAGAAACTGGTGTGTACAATTTGGATCGCAAACACGGCAATGTCAACTATGTTGCACCTACAGAATTGCCCACAGATGAATACTGTGCACACTATGTAAAACAGTATCTACAGCCCAGTAAATATGCATATGAACAGTATCAGGATTGGTTCTGGACAGAAATCTCATATGAAGAACTGTTCACTGATAATCCTTGGGGATTTGCACAGGACAATGTGAACAGCAGTATCAAACTGAACACCTATACTGAGGCAGAATTAGAGTATGTAAGGAAACGCATCGATGAAAATACACTTTGACAATGGACAGACCGCACACATTGAATTACTGAAAAATGCATGGGTTGACTATTGGCGCAGTATTGTGCAACCATTGGAAGAACGTGGTAAAAGAATTCACACGTGGAATGAGCAGTTGTGGCCACGTGAAGGCGAGCTAACTGAAAAAGAAGAAGCTATACAGCACGAGCAAACTGAATTATTCAATGCAAATGTGGATAGACTTGCAGCAGATTACGGAATACAGTTTCCTGGTAAAATGTGGGTAGGACAGGATCAGCTGTGGCTAAACAAAATACATCGCTGGGTAACACATGGCGCACATACAAAAGCAGTTTGGAATCTACCCAATGCTAGCCATGAAAGTATAATTGCCAGTAAAAGAGGACACTGGAGAGATTATAAATGGCAACAAGATCACCAGTATAGAGAATTTGAAGTTGCCGAAGAAAACGTAGATGCAGTTACAAAGATTCTGTTTGATATGAACTGCGAAATTCATGAATACGAAGAAACTATTCGCAGTCCTCGTGCGAACCAATTGAGAGACATGGGATTTGAACCTGCAGATGGATATCATTTAATTCAAAGATATTTTGACGACAGCAGACCAGGATATGCAGACTGCTATGATATGAATCCAGACTGGAGAAGATTCTGTTCACATGACGATTACGATCTTTGGATGCCGTTTGCTGTGTTGGGAAAAGAATACTATACTACCTGGATCAACATTGATTCGCCAGCACATTTTGACGTTACCAACATTGACAAAACTTGGTTTGCTGGATTTGAATTCCAGCCTAATAATTTTATGAATCGAGTTCTCACCAGCGATCAATTTCAAAGTTGGCTAACAGTGCATGGTATTCCAAAAGATCCATGGCTAATTGCAAAATTGCCATTGGGCACTTGTACAAACAAAGCTGATTTGAATCTTGTGGAATGTGTGCGCAGTAGAGTTACACAGGTTGAGTTTGAGTAAATTGATTCAGCATGTCAATGATTGTGCGTCTTTGTTGTTCTAAAAACACTGTTTCAAATACCTGTTTGTTGTGCTGATTTTGTTCATGTACAATTTCTTTGACAAATGGTGTTATTTCGTCGTTTTCCATTCTTCTAATAAATTCTTGTAGTGCACTCACAGCATAATCAATTCTGTCTACCATTTTGGGCACTGTGTCGTAGAATTCATCAACCAACCAACCCCATGTTTCAAAGCCATAACGTTGCAACTGTTCCACTGTGCCTTGTTGCCCTACCCAAATAGCAGGATGCTCGTACAAAAAAGGTCTGTATGCTGCTTCACTTAGAAACAGTGCACTACCTTCAATTTGAGTTTCAGTGATCACACTCAGTGCTGTACGATTGTAAAAAGGAATACTGCTCAATGTGGTATCGCTGCCTGCACAGTAGTTGCCCTGCTGATCTTTCACATCCAGTGTCAGTGGCAATTCCCAACTGAGATCTGCAAACTGTTTGAACATGATTTCTTTTTCTACATAATCATCTTCATCTGGTGTATACAATTCATCGCTGTGCTTTTCCCAGTGCTGACACCATGCTTTTGCTTTGTCCAAAAACCCCCAGTTGAACATCCTGTCAGGACAACTGTTGAATCCTTTTTCCAACATGCCGTGTCTGTACAAATGCCATATCCAGTGCAATCTACCCGGCTTCATCCAGCGTTGCATACAAAGATAACTGCGATCAAATTTACGTTGGTTGTATGGTATCAACTGATCGTAAAATTCAGGAATGTCTTTTTCAATTTGTCTATGAAACACATGACTGTACACACTGAGTCCAGCACACTGAATTTCTGGATGATGCTGTCGTTGTTGTACACGCAGGTCGCCACTGAGCCAAGCTACATTTGCATAGGGTATTTGATTTTCATCGCAAAACTGTTTGATTATACCGTCAACGTCCACTTGTTCAGCAATTGGATATGTGTCGGTGGGCGAAAAACTTTCTTGGGCAGTACAGAAAACAATTGTGCATTTTCCAATACGTGCATCAGCAATTGCAGTACGATTCAGCAGAGTTGTAAAGTTTCCTTGATAAAAGTCTTTGCTGGGACTTTTGGTGTAGTCTCCGCTTACTTCGACCCAATGAATATATTTTTCGTCGCTGGGAGCTCGTTGTTCAATTTTCAACTGTGAAAAGAATCTTGTCATGTAGTTGTCATTGAACATGCGATCCTGTACAATTGTTGGTATTGTGCTATGCATAGTTGGTCCAAATGTATTCTAGTTCTGGGAACGTAGAGGGTGTATCTTCGTTTCTCAATTGATCAATCAGTTTAGTTTGATTGACCATATCACGCAACACACTTTCATCCAGCTGTTCGCTGTTCATAAATCCAATGGTGTTGTTGATAGTATCAATCACTGGATTGAGATGATAATCAGGAAATGCGTCTGATAACCATTGAATATGATCACGCAGTACCTGTTCAGCATCCTGTTTCATATGCGGCGGCAATGCTTTCAAATTGTAAAAGCTGGGATTTTCCAATATGTTGAAAAACATGTCGTTTGGTTTTAGCCATTCACGTTTGATCCATTTTTTATGTAGATCACAAATGGTAAACACACTCATGATTTGCAGTGTAGGAGCAATTCCAAACTTGACATGCGGTGCTTCTTCTTTGACACGCTTTACATGTTTTTCTATAGTAGGCCATACTGTGTCTTTGCGTATATTTTCAGCTCTAGCACCTTCGGCATCTATACTTGCTGCACAGTATACATTTTTGAATTTGCTCCAAGTTTTGATCACATCCATGTCTTTGTAGTGCATTTGCATGAAGTTCGTACTGTAACGCAGATAAACATTGTACAATTCAAGTTCATCCAAACGTTTGAGAATACGATAGTGTTCTTCCATGATCATTGGTTCACCACCAGCAAAATAAAGTTCTTGCACATAGGGCAAATACTCATCCAATCGATCCAACAGTGCAGTGCTGTCTTCTACTCCATGAACAATAGCTTGGTTACGCTGTGTTTTGTATCTATATTCTTCGTGCTGTTCTGCTAATTCTTTTGCATCATTGAACCAACGACTGCTGCTGAAATGTCCACACATTTTACAGCGCATGTTGCAAATATTACTGAAACGGATATCCCAATATATAGGCTTGCTGTCTGTGCTGGTGCCATCTTCTGCTGTATTCAGTACCCATTGCTTACTGGGTTGATGATATTTGCGCACACTGTCTGTGCGCAGGCTCCATGTGCCGCTGCTTTCTTTGCTGTAACATGCTTGGCAATGTGGAACTTTTTTATCCTCTCTCATGCGCAGTCTCAGTTTGCGCATTTCTTCACCGTTCCAAATTTCATCAAACGTTTGATTGTTGATGTTGCCCAGTGGACGGTTCCAATCTCCTACACAGCAAGGCAATACATCACCAATGGCACTAACATGCAGGTGACTCCACAGCAGAGGACAATATGCATCAGTTTCGTCAACCACCTGCTGCCAATCTGCACCGCTTTCAATCAGTGCATTTACTTTACTATAATCTGCTGGCATCCTCTAAACCTTTTCTAAACATGTCTTCGTACTCTGGGAACACACTGCAAAAATCAGTGCCTCTACGCTGATCTAATATATCAATGTACCTTGCAAAATTAGCACGATGCATGATACTTTCTTCTTCAAATCGATCGTATCCATAACCTGCGTAGAATGCATTGTCCACAACACGGCCCATTTTTTCAGCTTCAAAGTCATAGAAATTTCTGTTGTCTTCGCCAACAGTCAAATTACTCATCATGAATTCATATTGATCCCATACACGTGGCATGGTCCATGCTTTGTCTGGTGTGCCCACACTCATAAACGGAGGAAAATGCAACGGACTAATATCAATGTGCAGACTGCAAGGTTTTTCTCCTCTTACAAACCAATTGCCTTGATCAGTGGATTTCATAAACTCTACATACTGATTGTAACGTCCAATCATTGATCCATTGTAACGATTGTATCGCTGCTTTACTTCCAATACACGCTGTAAAAATGTTTTGAAACTGGGTATACTCATCAAACTGTAAGTAACCATGATTGTGTTGTCAACTTGAGGATGGTTTTCAATGAGATACATTAGTCTATCCCACAACAGGTTGAAGTCCAATCCGTTGCGAATGTATTCTGCTTGCTCACCCCATCCGTCGATACTGGTGTACAATGTAATCTTTTTTACACAATTATGATCTTCGTTGCGTTTGATAAAATCCAGCAGTTTTTGCCAAGCTGCTTCTGGTGCATTCAAGTTTGTGTTCAATGCAAAGTCCAACTCGGGCCGAGGATCCTGTTCCAAATCCTGCATCAATTTAAATGTATCTCGACTCATAAGAGGCTCACCGCCTGTGATACGCAAATACTTGATGCTGTTTTTCAGTTCAGGCCACCATTTCCAAAATGCTTCAACATATGGATTGTATTCACGTTGAGGAATAGGCAACTGATCAATACTTTTGTACCATTCTAAGTCATGATAGTTCCAGCTTCGGGTTCCCTTCTTGACATCAAACAGTGTTATACGTTCGTGTGCTTCTTGTTCTTGCTGCCATTTGCTGCTGAAATGCGGACCGCAGTATGAACATTTTAGATTACACGCATTTGAAAAGCTCACTTCAACATAGTTGGGAGCATGACTTTCGCCTAGTCCGCTGCTGCGAATTGTGTCAAATCTATCTGCAAATAGATTTGCACTTTTTAGGTATCTGTCACTGATAGCATTTTCATTGTTGTCTTCCATTTTGTAACAGTAGTTACAAGGCTCTGGTCTTTCGCCACGTATCATTGCAGCACGTTGATTCAGCTTTTCTTCACTGTTGTGAATCGCCATGTAATTGGACTCAACTTCTTCAACACTGATTTTATGTGGTGCAGGGTGGTGACAACTGTGCGTCATTCCGTTGTGCAAGTGCATGGTGACTTGATCCCATTTGGCCAAGCAATAACCAGAACCAACATCATTTAGACGCTGTTTCATATCTAGTGCACGTTGTAGTTCATTCTCATTCATTGAATGCTCGCTTTGCGTTGTTTACAAGAGCAGTTAGGTTACCCAGACCAACTCGAGGATGCTGGAATATAGGATTGGTTAGTTCACGTAAAAATTCTCTGTGCTCGGGATGCGATTCTTTCCATATACAATGCTGCTCGTATTCTTCTGGCTTCCAAGTCCCCCAGTCAGTAACAAGACTGAAACACACCTGTTCTGCATTGGGGAACCGTTCCAAACACATTTCAGCATATTGGACCATTTCTTTGTAGTTGTCGCGCTGCACAACAAAATCATAATAGATACGGAAGTTAGGATATTGCTCACGCTTTTTGTCTAAGAAATCGCAATTGCTCAACAACAATTCCCAGTTGCCATTCAATCGTGTTTTGCCTTCGTATGTTTCTTTTGTACCTGCATCCAAGCTGATACGACAACTGCCCAAGTTGTTGTGTATTTTGCTGATGCTGTCCCACATCTTAGGAGTGTACATCACACCATTGGTTTGCATGTTCACAGTGAGATTGGGGAAATCTTTGCCGTCAATTTTCCACAGCATTTCTCTATAAATTTTGCTGGCAAACGGATCGCCACTGCCGGTTACAAAAATACTGAAACTTCTGTCAGTGGGTTCACTGAACAGCATGTCAAAAATTTTGTCATTGATTTGTTTGCGTCTGTCGTACATGGGTCCTTCGGTAAACAGTATTTTGTCTACTCTGCAACTAGGACATTTTAGATTACAGCTTTCATCGTTGCTGAAGTTGATATTGGTAGGAAGTTCAGCACTGATAGTGCTGCCTGTTTCCAATGCCTGAATTTCATGCGGCCAGAATTTTTTAGGGTTGTTCTTTACCCATTCAATATCAGGAAGATTGTCGCTGGCTATTTCAGGACAGAAGCTGTGTTGACAGTATCCCCATTCTCCACTGAATACTTGATCTCTCAGTTTTTGAGCACGTTCACCGTTCCACATTTCTTCCAATGTGTCTTCCATAACATTGCCAATGCTGTAGGGCAACCAACTTGGACAGCACATCCATGCTCTACCATGCATGTCAATTTCCAGCCATGTATACAATTTGTTGCAGTACTTGCCTGCAAGATCTTTTCTGCCAGTGGTCATGCCAACAGTGTCTTTGATCCAAACTCTACCAAAGAGAGGATCATTGTAATGGCCGTCTGCTTCTATGCTAAATGGACGTTGACTTTCGGAACTCACTTATCATCTTCCAGTGTGTATTGTACGCTGTCCTCACGTATAAATGCGCCCATTCTAGCAGGGTTTGTGTAAACTGCTTTGAAAAATTTACTGCCGTCTTCGTCAAGGTCTGCAATTGGCAAGTCTAAATGACGCTTGATTTCTACGCCCAGCTCTCGACTACGTGCACGTACAGCTTCCTTGTTCCAACGAACACCAGTGTTTGCACAGATTTCTCCATCTGGATCTTCAAAGTCTGGAAACAGTTCTGTGTTGAAAAAGTTTGTAAGCCAATCAAAGTCACGTACATTTTTCCAATCCCAATCAGTTCTAGTAATGTTGGTCATATATGTTCCCAGTCTAGCACCGTACATTGCCCAAATACCATTTGGACTGTCTTCTCCTACACTCATCCAGGTAAACAGTCTTTTCAAGTTTGTTTTGTGCACAGTTTTCAGTTTGTCTGGATCTACAACATCGCCGCCTTCCAGTGTCATTTTCACACCTTCGCGGAAACCAGCACGCCATGCTTGTAGCGGGCTACCATTGTTCATAACATCACAGTAGATGTTGTTCATTTGCACATAGTTGATGTTCCAACAAAAGTCAACCTGTGCTGCTGCATTGTTTGGATCTGCTGCTTCGTGTGTGCGCATCTGCTGCACAACATGCTTGGGCCACATTTTGATGCCACCGTTGCCGTACACCAAACCATTAATTGTGTTTTTGCCTGCCCAACTAACAACATCATTGACTCCAATTTCACGGCTATCAAACTCTACGTTGAAAAATTCTGGACGAACCTTGTTGTCTGCGTCTATGGTGATAAACCTATCCGACTCTGCCATTGCTGCTGCTGCCTTGTGTGCTGCATCACTGCCCCATACACCGTGACTGCGCATTGCCCAAGGACAAATTTCCAGTAGGTGCGCATAATTTTCGTCTGCGTTGGGTTCGTCATAGCTAATGAATACTATGTCAAATTCATTGATTGATGTCATGCTCATGTGTTTCGCCTATTACTAAATTTGGGTATTGGTGTACCACTTTGTACTGTTCTGGAAGATACAGCGATCGATACTGCACTGTTTTACCAGACAAATCTCTACTGTTGATATCCAGACTGCCAATAAATCTCTGATCTATGTTATCTTCTATTGTAGCATCTACAAAGAACAAATGCAACCTTTTATTTGGCAAAGTTTTGTAGAGATCCTGTGTGCCGCGTATGTAAAAAGTTCCGTTGTCTCGTCTAGTCACTACAATGTGATTGATTTCTTCTAACTTACTTATGTTGATGCGTCTTTGATTTGTGTTGTATGTGGGCACATATTCGTTACCTATGTCGTATCCATAACTGTCAAACAGTCGCATGGTGTAGATGTCAATGTCACTGATATCCACATAACGTTCAATGCTGTGTTTGAGTCGCACAGCCACAGTGTTTTCTCTAACCAATTCCAATGGATCAATGATGATTTGATTGATTAGAAAGTCTGGATTGTTGCGCTTGGTAATGTACAAGTTCATCTTGCTGCCCTGTGGATTGGTAAGATCAGTCATCTTGATTCCCCACAGCAATTTTTGTTTTGTTTGATAGCTCACGTTTACAGTAACAATGTTATCTTGCGGATACAGCTTTATGTTGATATCATTGCTAACACGATTTTTGGGAATTTTGTACAATAGATTTTCAGGTGCACGTAATCCTGCTACATCTTTTTTGTGCATAAACGCAGGTTCGTTGGTTTCATCATCGTAGTGCACACACCACCAGGCACTGTTTTCTTTGCCGCTGATAATTTTACTGCACACAGCGTTTTCTGTTATTACGTAAGGATTCGCAGTTTCTGGAATCAACCTCTTTGATATTTTTACAATGCGGCCATCGGCATCATTGTAATAGACAAAGAACTTACGCTGCTTCTTTTCTTTGGGAATTTCTGTAACGGTCTCGAATTCCATTGAATAGTTCCTCGTCTAAAAAATCATCATTGATATATGCAAATGACTGGCTTTGTAAAAAGTTATCAATCTTTAGTTGTCCTGTATACCAAACATTCAATACATCAGTCCACAAGTTGTCTTTGAAGTTGTACATTTCTGTATAACTGAGAACTTCTAGGTTTGTGTGCAAATTATCTTGATAGCTGTCTAGCAGGCTATTGGTAATGCTGTGCAGCAAATCCGTTTGCGGCCATGTTGGTATGTGTTCTGGCTTGAGTATGTTTTTGTATATTTCTCTCCAATGATGACAGGCCACATCAAACATCTTGAAGTATGCATGACTGTTGTCGCTGTTGTCAAAGTACCACATTCCGTCATTGAGATTTGCCAACTTGTTTTCAAACCATACTTTTCTACTATCGGGCAAATAGGGCATTGCTCTGAATGTTTTTACTTGCTGCGGAAAACACACACTGTATGTGCTTAGGGCATCCCAGCACCATTGTAAATTTTCCAGCAGGAGAACATCACTGCGCAGTACAATATTTTTTTCAAATGGTGTTGCATGAAACAGTTGCCAATCATTGAGATTCCAATGTACACTTTCTCCGGCAGTGTTGCCGTATGGAAATTCAATAAGATAGTCTGCACATTCTTCATATTTGCTGGGGAAAGTTCTTATGTTTGTTACAAATATTGCAACATTGACATCAGGGTTGGAGAGTTTGGCTTGCATTGCACAAGCTGCTGCTCGTCGATAACTGCTTTGATTGCCTCCACCGTTGATTACAAATCCTTGTGTTTCTTGACTTTCAATCATGTCTGTTCCCATTGATCCATCATACGACCCAGTGCACGTTTGTTCATAATATGGATATCCTGTTTTTCAATTTTCACCAATATGTTTTTCCATGGTTCGTCTCTATCATGTGCTAAAAACACAAAATGGTCTGCACTGTTGCTTTCTACAATATCATCTTTTTGGTCCACATTTAGCATACGATTACCGGGTAGATTTACAACAAAGTCTCCCATTTGCATGCCGTCTAGTATGTGACTGGCAATGCTTACACAAAAGTCTGTTCTAAACAGTTTGCTTTCAAACCCGTACAAGAACTTGTAATAGTCATAGTTGTCTGCAATGTGTGCCCATGTATCAAAGAACAGGCGACTTTCATTGCTTTGATCAAAATAAACTACTGTGCTCCACAACATTGGAATGCCATTTTCGTGTAGCCAGCGTTCTTTGAATCTTGGATATTCATATCTTAGATAACGTGCATCTTTGAACATCTGCACTGGATTGACATTGTCCTTATCAAACACTGTTTCCAATGTATTGGTTTGCACAATGTAATCAATATCCATCAGTATAGTACGTTCAAATGGTGTTAGCCAAAACACTTCGTGCTTGTTGCCGTTTTTGAAAGGTGCACTGAATTCAGTCCACGGCGAATCATAGTGTGCTCTGTAGTTTTGATTTTCAGGTGTGTCAGTGGTAACAATATAATCAAATATTTCATCAACTTCGTTTTCGCTGTACACACTGCGAAGATAGCCTTCGCCAGCTTCGTCTGTGATTAGACAAGTGTTGTTGTGTTTTGTGAAATGCTTCTTTACTTGTTCTGCTGCTAGTACACTGAAATTGATATAGTCTATTTGATCATTGTTGTATGCAAAGAAACAAACACCTGTTTGAGCTAGTTTGTTCATTACCAGTCCATTAGTTTTTTGATATTCCGTGCACGTTTGATTTTTTCGTTTTCAGCTTTGTATTCATTCATTGCTTGGTGGTATGCACTTTTCAATTGATCCAACAACTCTTTTGGATTTTCCAGTTCAACTGGATTGTTTTTATCATCTTCGACAATTAGACTTTTATCAGGTTCAATCATTATACTGAGAAATGCAATCATTGTAGGTGTTGCAGTGAATGCACTTCCTTTGTAATGCACTGTTCTAATAGTGTTGATACGATTTCTAAGATTTGTTTTTTGATTAGCAAGTGTTGTACGATAGTTGCTAAATTCTAATGCTTTTTCTAAGCGTTCGTCCATGCGGGCTTTCTCCTGGAGTTTGCCAATATTATATACTTATGTTCAGTGAATGTCAAGCAGTTTATATGTCGTCAGCAGTGGTTAGGCTGTTTTGAATAGTGTGACTGCTTGGTGCATAATCTGTTACATCAAGTTCTGCTGTTGCTGCACAGCCGCCTATTCCGCCAGTTGCAGTTTGTGTATCTGCAATAACATAACCCAAGCTCTGTGTAAGTGTACCATCGATGCTGGTGCTTTCTGGAGACTGCATATAAACTTTCAGAGAAACAGTTGCACCGTCGTCTTTATATTTTCCGTAAACACTGATTTTGCTTACAGCATATTCGCTACCATATGCAAGATAACCTGTACCACCGTATCCTCGGTTGTATGTGTCTTCACTAAACACACCGCCGCTGAAATAGTTGCCATCCAAGTATCCGCTGCCATATTCACTGCTAGGTCCACCTGTTGAATATGCATTACCAAATGTATAACTGTACAGCAGTTGATATTCTGTGTCGTTCAAACCATAAAAGCCAACATCAGCTGCTGCATAACCACCAGTACCACTTACAACAACATCATCGCTCAACAGGTGTATTGTTCCCATGTGTGCCAAGTTGCTGGCGTACTTGGTGCCTTCTACTGAACTAGCACCGGTGATGTCTATGTCCAGTGTAATAGCACCTGCACTGTTGAAAAAATAACGTGCTTCAGTGTAGCTGTCAAAACTTACGTCCAGTTCACTTACCAATATCTGATTCCAACTTTGGGTACGTGTAACCGCACTCAATACATTGCTGTTGGCATTGTCGTCGTCCATTGTGTTCTGACCTTGGATTTGAGCACTGCGTGAATCACTCAATCCATCGTCGATCACAGTAGCACTGAATCTGTTTGTGACTGCATTTATGTCTGCTGCTAGCACCTTTGATTCAATTACTTTGTAACTTAGATTGGTAGATAATCCCAAATGATCACCACTGGCATTTGCTCTAGCAATCAATTGATTCATGTGTACACACTTGATCAAGTCGCCTGGGTTCTCACAATCTACGTGTCCGGTAACACGTTGATCATCTAGTCCATCCAGTTCAAGTGCTGGTGTTTGTCCCCAACCGTAACGGTGATTGGTTTTATCTGTATCAGTTATAGCCGCCGTAGAATAGTTGTCAGCCCAGTATTTGTTTACTTGGACAACTGCATCGTTGAACTCGCTGGCTGTAATTTCATCTCCCGGCGACCTAGTCACTGTTACATTCTCCCGACAACAACCTCTACAAGACCTACACTTTCAGTGGTCTTGTCTTCAAGTGCTCGTCCTACAACTCTATACCAATCTTCAGCTTCGCCTTCATGGTCTTGTGGTGCACGTGCTACACCATTTACTTCTGATGTAACCAAACGCTGACCTTTGCGCACAGGACCAATGCATTTTACAGGAACACGACCTGCAATAGCAATGTATGGGTGTGTTTCGTCTGTGCCTGCGCCAGCATTCAATTCAATACCTGGCTGTGTACTAACAATGCCAAACACTTCTGGATCTAATGCTCTGTCAGTTTCGGTGATTTCATTTTCACCGCCAATGCGTACAACAGTACCAGCTTCGTAAGGTGCATCTGCATGATAACGTTCTGCAACGTCAGCATATTCAGCACTGGTAGCTGTACCACGGAATCTAAAGTTTGTACCGTTGTTTAGATTGATACCTGCACACAATGATGGAAATTCAGTGTTCAACAGTGTTGTACCATCTTCTAAATATTCTGCATTTGCACCCGATGCCATTGGTGCCCAACTGGTTGTGTCCATAACAATAATAGCAACAATTTCATTGTTTACAATAGCTTCTAGTGTGTCATGTTGTGTACCGCCAGTGTCATAACGTTTTCTACTTTGCCAACTGGTTGATCCGCCAGTGCCAATTGACAACCAGCTTGTACCGTTGCTTACATAAAGTTGTTCATCGTCGGTTTTGAAAAAGAAATCTCCTGGGTAGTGCGGTTCGCTTGCGTCAACTGGTAAACTTGTACCAGTTTTTCCGCTTGCCAATGGATACCAATCAGTACCATCGTAAAAATTTAGTTTGTGACTGGTGTGGTTATACCACAATTGACCACGCACAGCGCCAGTTGGTTCGCCCGGTGAGTCACTGTCTGTTTCACTAGCAAAGTTTTCTAGCAAACGCAAAAAGTTTTCTGCTACAACTTCGCCATAGTTTGAAAAGTTTTTGCCAACTAGTTTTAGGCTAGTCTCTGTGTTTATTGTAGCATCAGCAATTGTAATTGGTGTTGCTTCTAAACTGGTATCTGTGTATGTAATACTATACGCCATTAAAATGCTCCTGCTCTGACTCTAACAGTGTAGATAACCTGTATCTGTCTGTTGGCCGATTTTTGTATTGGATGGAAAATAATATGAGTTAGCAATTTTCCTGTTGCTGTGTACAATCCAAGTTCATCAAAGATATAATCACCTGTAAATCCTGTGTTTGTATCCAATGTATCCTGTCCTGTTGGTTCATCGTAGTTTAGTGTACAGGTCACAACCAAATCACTGAACAAGTCGCCTGATATATGTGCTGTATCCATGCTGTTGTCAGTGTCAGTATCCACATCTGGATCTTGCTCATCTACGATTTTTTCAAACGTCTTGTTGTGTAATGTACCGGTTGCACTGTTGGTGTTAGGTGTTAGATAAGTGACATCACCTGATCCATCAACACTGGTACCACCATTTCCAAAATGCATTTTGTTTACAAAATCGTGGTTACCTGACGATTGTATATTTCCAAGCAATTTAACAATTGCTTCACTTATATTTTCATAATTGATAGCATTGTGTTGGTCCAACAGGACTTCTCCTGTGTCTGCGTCTTCAATCAGCACATGACCATCAATGCTTATGTAAAGTTGTTCTTCTAACATAATTCTAACACCTATCTAAATTATATTTAGCCTCTAAAAGATCTCGCCTCTGCCGCCAGCTCTAATTATTCTTGCTTCAAAGCTGGTTGCTGGAGCACTATTTGTAATACTTACACCGTCATCGTTGTACATCAGTATCAGTGCATCGCCATAGCTGTGCAACTGTCTTGGAACAGGTACTCTAGCAACATGACTTGCATCAAACATCACTGTGCCGCTGCTGTGAGATTGTGCTGTAGTACCATGCCAGCCACGTTCACATCCGATTAGACTGTTGTTTGCAATGGCATGATATTTGATCAATTCATTACCTATCCATGCATAGCCTGGTTCTGCTGCACCCAGCTGACCTATGTTTTGTCCCGGATCGTAGAATCTGCCAACGTTGCTTACAGGAATCTCTGTTGCTTCACGTGTTACTGCACCACTGGTAGTATCTTTGCTGCTGTTTTTAGCAACTGTACTAATTATGTTGCCAACATTGTCTTGGAAATAGATCCAACTTCTACTGTCTGGACCACTGGTATCGCCACTGGCATTGGTTTGTACACGCAGTTGTAGTCTTTCAACCACTTCTGCAAAGTATTGATTTCTGCCATGTTGTTCAAATCTGTTTAGGAATGTTTGTGCATTGTAAACATATTCCAAGTCGTCGTCTGTGTCTGTGAAGCTGGTACTCAATGTTATATCGTGTGCATCGTCCAATTTCCAAATGTTTGGCAAGTATGGTTCAATGGTTTTGTCTTTCTCATAACGATGTTCGCCACTTACTACACCACGGAATGTGTTGCCGATAAAGTAAGGATATTCTGCAGGAGTTGCAAAGTATGCGTATGTTCCATCTGGGAACTCTGGTGTTACACAGTATCTACCATTGTGTTCATCCAGTGTACCATGTCCACTGGTGTATTCATAGTCAGCTGTATAGTCGCCGTTATGGTTACCACTTGGAGATCCTGCACCAGGTCGTGCACCTGACCGTAGTGTATAACTACTGGTCATTCTCATAATTGCACCAGTACCGTCTGTGTTTGTGTATGCATGAGGTCCATAAATTGGATAACCGTCCAGTGCCCAGCCAATAATTGGACTGTGTTCATCTGCTGCACCGTCTACCTTGTATTCGTTTGGTAAATCAAAATGATAATACACACCTGCTACTGGAGGTTCATAATCTCCTATGCTGCACCAAACTGTACCGTTGTTTGCATCCATAAAGTCTGCACGTAGTCGTGCTTCGTTTCTGTAGTAGCCGTTTGCAACTTCTTCTTTGTCTCTTGGCGACTTCAGTGTTACACCGTTTGTAAACACACCAATTGGTCCATATGCTCTGTCGGTTTTGTTTGCTGCTGTGTTTTGCACAGGCTCTGCAGGTATTTTCCAATTGTAATGTGCAGCGTTTGCAGGAGTTTGGTCTGTTGCTAGATCTTCTGCTTCCGGTGCAATCACATCACGTGGTCCGCCTGTGGCTGCACTTACGCCACTGGTTCTAATGTACACATAATCTCTGTCCCATGCAACACTACTGACGTTGCTCTTCACATCAATCAACTGTTCGTTGTGTGGTTCTGCTGTGGTAGCAGTGACAATAACAGTGTTGTCTGTTTTCCATGTTGTAAACACAGGCTCTCTGCGTACCAAATATGTATCACCGTTGTCGTCTACATATTCACGCTGTACATCTGCAAATGTCAACGGATGATTTACAACTGCAACATTGTTCTGATCGTTTTGATCACCAATGGTAATACCAGTTTCGCCTTGATTCTCTGTGAATGTGTTTGCTAGATATTGATTTTCTTTCAGTGTAATCTGTTGCTTGTAACTGTCAGTGATAACCAACCCTGTGCTGTCTGTAGCAGTGTTGGCTTCGACAAATTTGCTTTTGCCATCTGCACTGTGATCTGTTTTTGCACTGTATGGCTTGTTTTGATCAATGTAGCTGTTCAATGCTGCAAAACTGTCGTATGGTATACTACCATCAGTGGTAACTTCACGCTCAAGTTGCGGAACAATATAACTGCTCTTCATCAGCCAACTGTCATTGTTGCTGTATTGAACTGCATTGTAAATTGCAGCAAACCAAATACGGTTGTAGTCACTGTCTGTCAACAAGTCATTGTACAGTATATCCAATAGTTTGTCAATTTCTACAATAGGATCTGCATCAAATCCACCATTGTCCCATGCACTGGTATCAAATCCATAGCCGCCGCCAAAACTGTCCCAAACAAAACTGTTGAATTTGATTGTGCCTTTTTCTTTGTACACCAAGTTCCAGACATCGTTTTCAGTGTCATATTGATACACGCTGTCTCTGCGTATACCATCTGCATGTAGTACATTTTTAGCCAATACATATTCACCGTCATATTCGCCTACAAGCTGTGTACTGGTTCTGCTGGTAAGATCAGGAGAAATTCTATCAATTGTTCTATTTGGATTACGGAACTGATCGTAATCTTTGCTCACATAGTCTACCAACTGATACCAATCAGTGATTGTGTAATCTTTTGCATGCACAGTCACAGCTTTTTCCAATAGGTCTGCATAGTCGGGCTTTAGATCCAACAACGGTGTATTGATCAGCATGTTGTTTAGTTTTACAAATACTTCTTTACGTGCATCTTGTTTGAATCCAAACCAAGTTCTGCTCGGACGGACACTTTCGCCAATTAGATCCAATGGGTGTAAGTTGTAATCTGGTACACTTTTAGGTACATCCAACTGAATTGTTTGTTCAGTAGCATCTTCGTCTTTGACATTCCAAACTCTACGCCAAGTACTTCTACTGATCTGCGGATATACTCCTGTGTTTGCTGTCAAACATTGGTAATATGCTTTTTCTTCTTTTTCGCTGTCAATGACATAACAACGATTGCCCATTTTTCTACCACCACTTCTGCTGCCAATGTAAAGGTTAGTTGGAGTATCTTTGGTTGGTGTAAAAATTATATGCTTGTCAGTGGTATTAGCACTGTCTTCTACCGCAGTTTGATAATCAGTAACTGATACAACTTCGCCGTCAATGAAATATTCAAGTTCTGTTGTTAGCGGAGAGAAGCCTCTGTACATACCTTCATATTCAGTTTGTATAGTTAGAGCTTGCAAATTGCTGCTGTCTGTTTGATCGAAAATATAAGTTCTATCACGCTGGAATGTAAACACAGTGTGTGCTTCATCGTCTGTGCCATTGAAGAAGAACCCGTCTGTTGCACCTCTATCGTAGTTGTGATTGTCTGTGGTTTTTGCTGCCACTGTTACTTTGATAGGCGGATACAAACTGTCAGCATACACTACGTCATCTTTGCTATATGCTGTAGCAGCATCCCATTGATTCTTGAATGTGTGCTGCATTCTGTTTCTGTTTCTACCAGTGATACTGTCTGCAAGTCTACGATGATAGTACTCAGGAATAACACTTTTGTTTTCCACAATACCATGCCAATGACTGTGCATGTTGCCTTCTGTGCTTTTGATTTTGATCTGCAAGAACGTGTCTTTGTTTGCACTGTTTTCAACGTTGCTGGCAATGAAACTGTCTTTGCCCGTTGCTGCAATCCAATTGATGTTTTGTGCAGTAGGATCCTTGATCAAATTTGTCAATTGCAGTACGCTGGTTCTTCTGTTCTGCACACTTGGAATAGTAACCTTGTTTTTCACCCAGAAGTAATAGAAAGTTTTTTCTGTGTTGGTAGCATTATCATACTCGTTACTTTCAGTGTAATAGTAAACAGCTTCGCCGTTGACCATTTGATAGTATGCTTCACCGCTGGCAGCTTCTCCGTCCAGTTCTGCTCCGCCAACTACCTGCTTGAACCATTGATCTGGTGTGCTGCTGCTTTTTGTCCATTCGTAAATGTCAATGCTTGCACCTTCAAACAGTTCGCCCCAGTGTTTGGTTCTGTATTCAATTGTGCTTTGTTCATAGTCAATGTAAATTGCATTGGAAGTGTCCCACCATACTGTACCAATTTTATCACGTGCCCATGATTGTACATCATCAAGGTTGGCATTTAGATCTGAACTGTTGGTATAGATAGCAGGGTCGTTTACATCTTTGAAATCAATATCAGCATCTGCCAAGCCAGGTATAATGCCTTTCATTGGATCATACACTTCTGCTGACAGCAGTCTGCGTTCTCCGTTGTGCAGTATTGCACTGTTGATTGTGCTTTGGCTCACATGATAGTCACTTTGTGTACGTTCAGTGGCCCAGTCGTCATTGGTGTCTTTGGCAAACACAGCAAATCCATTGTTCACTGAATCTACCCAAACCAAGTCGCCAACTTCAAAATTGTAACCTGCATCGGCATATGCTAAATCACGCTGTGCAGTGGTTGAGAATCTCATAGGACGTATTACCAATACTTTAGTATAGTTGCCTTCAGTTTCAATATACTCGTCTATAAAGAACGCATTTGGTTTTGTACTGTCCAGTTCTGTAATTTTGTGTACACCATCAATTCGTGGATAGCTGTTGCTGTTCAGCAGCATCACATAATCGCCTACTTGTAGGTTGTGTGCTTTGTTTGTTACGATTTCAGCATCGTTGCCAGTGCTGGTCAATGTTGCTCCACAAACACGTATTGCATACAGGTTGAGATCCATGACTTTGAGCACGTTCCAGCTGTTGAAACGACCTTGTATCTGTGTACCAATTGTGCTGTAAGGCAATGCATTGTCGTCTGCAACCCAAATATACTCCAACAACGGTTCGTTGATTTCTTGCCATTCGTTTTCGTCAAATGTGTTGCTAATAACACCAGTTGCAGCACTTCTAGTAACACCCAATGTGTTTGTTGCAATACCCAATGTGTTTGCTGCTGGTGTATTGTTCAATATTGCAGTGCTGTTGGTGCTGCTGATTGTGATTCTGTTGTTGACAACTGTGGCTGTAATACCTGTGATATCAGCATCATTGATAGCTTCTGCAACCAAAATCACATCCAAACTTGCTGTGCTGCTCACAGTGGTAGCAACACCATTGATTGTACCTGTGACAAATTCATTGCCCAAGTCACTTACTGCTGTTCCGCTCAGTGTCATGTTTGGATCGTTTACTGTGGCTGTTTTTGTGAGTCTAACTCTGTTGCTGTTCAGTGCTGCAACAATAGGCAGTGCAGCCAGTTCCAATGTGTTGTTGATTTGATTTACAATTTCTGTGTTTGTCAACTGTGCAGCATTGTTGGTGTTGATCACTTCGCTGCCGGTTGTAGTACCAGCTGTTAGTCCTACAATGCTGTTGGCAGTGCCAGCACCAATTACCAAATCTTTGTCACTGGCAGTTCTTCCGCTGCGTGTGATAACCAACTGATCAGAAACGTTGCTTGCTGTAATGTTGGCAATGCTTGCATCATTGATTGCTTGTACAACTGCATCAACATCATATGCTGTTGCACCGTCAAAGTTTACAGTGGTTCCTTGAATTATCAATGTTCTATCTGTTGCATCATCAGGAATAGTAAAGTTAGCAATAGTACCGTTGACGCTGAAGTCAGGATAGGTTGTGGTTGTTACAGTTTTTGCAAATGTAACTGTTACATTGTCTACAATCAATGTGTCGCTACCGTTGACCACAGGATTTTCAACACTGTTGATCACAATAGCATCATAACTGGTACTGGTTACAGTGTTGGTTAGATTTACTGTAATACCATCAATAACCAATGTGCCGCCACTAGCAACAATTGGACTGGTTACTGTGCCATGCCAAACAATAGGTTCACGTGTGGTTTCAAAACCAGTGCTGTTTACTGCACACTGCCATACACGATCTGCATATCTAACACGTTCGTCACGTTTGTAACTGATGTCTTTTCTCCACAGTTCAATCTGTGCATATTCTTTGCTGCTATCATAAATGCTTGCAATATCTGCAACATTCAACAGTCTAATGTCAGTTTCAGACATCAATGGATAACCTGCAACTTTTAGCCAATCTTCAAAGTCATCAAATGTGCTGTCTGTTTGATTGTAATAGTTGCTGCCCAATGTGAATACATTTTTGCTGCTCAACGGTGTGACTAGACGCTTGTCTCTTACATTGTAAAGTATAGTATCGTCAACACTTTGATCAACTCTGCCGTCTTCTGTAAAACCAATACCTTGTGGATTTACAACTGCTTGATCACTGTCAAATTCAAACTCAATATAGCTGATACTGTCGCTTGCAAAGTCGCTGCTCTTTACCAGCCATTCTTCGTTGATTTCAAAACTGTCTGTGCTGTGATTTACCAGTTTGTCGTTTCTTGCCAAGCTGGTTAGATTTTCTTTTGTACCTTTGGTGGGCAATGCAGTCTTGTAATGATCAAATGCATTGTCATCACTAATAGGCATGTGTTCTGCCCATTCTGGTTTGTTGTAGCCAATGTTGGTAAGTGCAGTTTTTCTTTTTTCGTTGTTCAGCATGTTGCTGTCAATTGAGAATGTGTCACGTTCAACTTCAGCAACACTGGTTTCAAAGTTTGTTGTAAGCCCTGTGTCGTTTACTAGATAGCCTTTTGTACTTGGACGACCTGTCCAGTAACTGGTTTTGCGGCCTTCTAGTTTGTACTTTTTGTTTTTCAATCCAAGATCTGTGCTGTATACAATATCGCCAAATGCTGTGTAATTATTCAATACCAGCAGGTGTTCATATTCTACAAAGTTTAGATTTACTCTTACAATGTTTTCGCTGTCCACAGTTCTTATCACAGTGTTGTTGCTGTGTCTGTCAACTTTTACTTCTGTGATGCCAATTGCTCTGCTTAGACTGTCTTCGGCAGTGTCATTTACCAGCACGTCATGATAATTTGTTGCACGAATGTTGTCTAAGAAATAATGATCTTGATTTTCAACTTGCAATTCTTTGGCGGTAGCAAACACTCGATCATCACCTACTTTTGCCAGTGCTGCCCAATCCAATAGATTTGTAACTTCGTCACTGTGATCCCAAGTTACAAAACGCTTTTGTTCCAAATATGCAAGATATCCAGCAAAGAAGTTGCTGAGTTCTTGTAGATTGCTGAACACTGTTCCGTATTGCACAGTGGTTGCTTTTGTATCGTATTCTGTGTAATAAGTGATTTCACGTGTGCCACTGAGTTTCTTTCTGCTTGCACTGCTTTGTGCCGGTGTTACATACGCAAACTCTTTTGGATCATGCACAAATCCGTCTGCTTTCCAACCAGCACTGGTTCGTGTAACTCGTACACTGCTGAAATTGAAACTGTCAGTGTTGTGACTTTTGTGCAGCATTACCTGTAAATCGTTGTCGCTGATAGTGTACGGTTTGCTTGTGCTACTACCTGGTAGTCTAATTTTGATTAGATTTTTATCAGTGTAGCCTTCTACGTTGATTGCAGGCTGTACACTCATCAACTGATTCAAGTTGTGATTGTTTTTGCTTTGTTGGCTGTTGTTGTTGCTGTACCAAACAATTGCATCGCAGCCACTGGTTCTGAATTTCAAATCTTCTTGTATATCCAATTCAATCTTTGCACCGCTGCCGTTGCCGCTTGGATCGTCAAATTCAACAATAGGTGTTTTTACAAAACCATAGCCGCCCTTTGTTACACTTGCACCTTTTATTTTGCCGTCTACGATACGTAGTGCAATTTCTGCATGTTTGCCATCGCCTTGAATAATTGCAGTGGTGCTGTTGTCGTAGTTTTTGCCTTCACTGATTACTCTAACTTCAACAATAGTACCACGTGGAATAGGAGATCCGTATACAGGATCTTGTATACTGCTGTGACGTCTTGTCTTTTTGTTTACAAGATTTTTGATATTTCTCACATCAGTTACATTGATACTGCTTGGATCTACATACATGCTCCATGTGTGCTGTGCATCTGTTCTCAACAGTGTTTCTAACAATACAAAAGGATATGCACTGGTCTTTTCCAGTTGTTGTTCTTGACTACTGTAGCCGTCACCAAACACAAATGCATTGGTTGTGCTGCCTGTGCCTACATTCCATGCTGTTTCAATATCTGTTTGTACACCGCTGCTGTCAATCAGTGCACCAAGGTCTTGGTCAGGACGGTGTGCAATGTTTACAATATCTGTATTGTCTGGATTGCTGACCAATCCGCTGGTAAGTGCTGCCAACAGTGCAGTTCGTTTGGTTGCATCTGTCCAACTGTACTTTTCATCCCACCAACTTGGTTTTTCTACATAGCCTAGCATTTCCCAAGGTGTTGTCAATGGCGTAGCTGTACCAGTGTAGTATTCAATTACCTTGTCTTCAGTACCAGGTAATTTTTCACCACGCACTGTGATGTGATTGTAGTTTTTTGTAGCGTCTGAATTTTTGAACGACGGTTGTGATTTACCTGTGCTGCTGATCCAATAGTCAAAACTCTTTTTGTAGTTTGCAACCCATTTGCTGCGTTTGGTTTTCCATTCCAGCTGAATGTCGTGATAGGTAGGAATCAGTGTTTGAATGTTGGTATGATAATCATCATAATGATCAGTTTCGACACTTTGCCATACACGTGTTTCCAATTCAAATAGAATAGCACGTTCAATATCGTAGTTTTCTAATTCTGGATGACAGGTGTTTGTGCTTGTTCCAACAGTGTGCTGTGCGCCATCGTGTCCGTAAAGTGTGGTTCCGCTTACATATGGACGCTGAGGTTTTGCCAAGTGCAGTTTTACACTGCTAGGAGGAACAAAACTAGGCTGATCCCAATAGTAATAATCCACAATCAATTCTGCAACACCGGTACCCGGATCAATGCTGGTTAGATCGCTGGTTAGGCTGATAAGATTTGTATTCACTGTGTAGTGCAGATCTTTGGTCAGCAAACGTGTTTCGTATTTGTCAACACCACTTACATACTGTTTTAGATACACGTATGCATGATCATGCAAACCTGTAAATGAATTTGCACTTATGTTATAATCCAATGCAAATTCTAAATTACTGATACCATCGTCGATTTGTTCTTGGGTGATTGTAAATGTTTTGGTTTTGGCATTTTGCCACAGTAGCATTCCACTGGTTGAATATCTAAACTTGTTGTCTTTGCCAATGTTCATTTGACGCAGTGTTTCGTTGAACAGCTCTCTTGTGGTTGTATAATCTTTTTCACTGTTTACTTGACGAGCTTTGTTTACCAGTTTAGCTTTGAAACGATCGTATTCGTTCATCAAACTGCGAACTGCACGTATCACATTGTTGCTGTCGTCTGTGATATACGGAGCAACACTGCGGGTGTTTCTATGATAGAATACTGTGCCGCCATAGTGATGATCTTTGCTACTGATATAGTAGTCGTTCAACCCGATCTGTGTTTCGTAAAAATGCGGCAGTGTTTGAATTTTGTTTGTAAAGTGTGCCAGTAGATTGCTGTAGGTGTGATCTTCGATTTCTTTGTTGAATGGGTTGTTGGAAAATGCAGGACTTACCACATAGTTTCCTCTGTAGTTGTCTGTGTTTGGAATATAACGCACTTCAACATTGTCGCCGACCTTTACACCTCTTACCAACAGCTCGTCGGCAAACAATTCATAATCGTCTGTGATGTTGTCGTTGTGATACACAATAAAGTTGTAGCTTGCTGGCAAGTTGTTGGCACTGTCTCTCATGTCTACAATTCTAACACGACCTTGAATGCTGCTGTCGCTGGCACTGGTGTACAAGAACACTGGATCATAGTTGCTGCTGTCTGCATCAATTTCCACAGTGAGTGTGGAGCCATTGTCTGTTACCGTAACGCCAGGTGCGGCTGTGCTAGCATCAATCTCTTTGACAAATTGCAAATCAGGTGTTATACTGTCTACACGGAAAGTTGCTGTTGTGCCTGCATACAGGTAAATGTCTGGATTCTGACCCGGCAACTTCTTGAGCAATTTGTTGTTGCTCCACACTTGGTTATAAACAGTGAAACGGTCGTCTGCCATAAACATGTGGAAGAACTGGCCGTGCTGTGCAATTTGATTACGACCAATGTTTTCAAATGTGTAGGTTTTGCCACTGGTTACAGTTGCAAAGTCGCTGACATAGTTTGTTTTGTCTATATCTGAAATATCTTGCCAGCCTGTGCTGAACACACAACTGTTGTCGGTGCGTGTGGTACTGGTTTTGAACTTGAGCTCGCCTTTGATTTGTTTTGGACTTGAACTCAAATCATAGCTGTACACAGCATAGGTAATTGGCGATGTAAACATTGCTTCGCTGGCACCAATGCCGCTTTTGTATTTTACACGGATACCAATTTCTTGATCCACAGTTGCACCTGTACTGGTTAGATATTCAAATATACTGTTACCATTGAAATCTGTACTGTCATAGCTGCTCAATGCTACACTGTCTTCGTCGTATAGATCAAACAGTGGTGCTTGACCTCTGTATGTTTTTTGCGGAGGTAGATTCCACTTGTCATTGTGCCAAACCAATTCAGCTGCTTGATAGTCTACAGGATATCTTGGACCAAATTTGATGTGTACCTTATCGTTTACTCTTGGATCTAGTATTTCGTTTAGTGTAATGCTGCCTGCTTCTACACCGCCTACACGATACACACGGTTATTACTGCTGCCGCTGACTCCGAGGAAAAATACTATATCTCCGTCTTGCAATGATACATCGTAGATTCTTTTCCAATTTTTTGTGTCTGGTGTAGCAGTATCAAAGTCGTATGGTTTTCTGTTTGTGCTGTTGGTTACTGCTTCAAAATAATAAAAGCCTGTGCCAATTGCCAGTTTTACTCTATCGCCTGCATTGTATTCTGTGCTGCTGCTCCACAATGCAACATTCTGTAACCAACTGTAAGTGGCTTCGCCTACAATGTCTGCACTGGTGACTGAGTCAAACATAAAGTCTACATAGTATTGATGCAGAGGAAACTTCTGTGTGCTGCTAGGTTCAATACCGTGATCATACAGCACTAGATCTTTTTCAAATTCAATGATAGGACGCTTTGCACGTAGCTCTGGGGTAACATAATCTGTTACATCCAAATCCAGTATTGTACAAACACTGGTAATTGCACTTTCATGATACCATTGATTCACACGACTGTATGCATTGTGATCTTTTGCTCCACGTTCCATAACCACATATTCAGGTTTTAGGTTTGTTGCTCTACTGGTATCCCAAGGATGCGAATCCCAAGGTTCACTGTCCCAAGGAACTGGAATAAATGGTGTGTACACAACCTGTCTGCTGAGCACACGCTTTCCAAAGCTGTCTGACAATTTGGTAAAGTAAATGTTTTTTCCAACACCATCGACAATGTAGGTGCTGTCCAAATAATCGTCGTTGGTCAAGTTATGATATTCAACAGCAATGGTAACACCGTCAGCAGGTGCAGTAGTAAACGTAATAGTATCTGCGCCGGTGTCTATAGTATAATCTACATCTTGCACATCGCCGTCGAATTTTACAATGATGTTTGCGCCTGTACCGTCTGTGCTGAACACTGTTTCTGTGCCATCGCCTGTGTGAATATCCACACTCAGTGGAACAAATCTAATTCTAAATCCATTCAGTAGATCAATTGTGCCTAGATCAGTTGTGACAATTTTGTGTCTTGCCAGTCCAATGATATCATCTGGATCAAATGCTGCATTTGGTTTGATATTGATTGTAGGCAAATCATATGCATGCCAATAATAGTTTTTGTAGTTTGCAAATTTATCGTTGTCAATTGGTGGCGAATATGTGTATGTTTCTTTGTAGCTGAGATTGTTGTTGCCAACACCTCTGCTAGCATCGCCTATATTTTGAAGGTTTTTCTTGAAATCATAAAAAGTATAAGCACGTTCTGCTGTGCCATCACCGCGATTTTTTACAAATGCAGGTGCACCATTGTAGTGCAGTTTTTCTGCATTATCAGTTGGCAAAAACTTGTCAACTGCACTGTTGTAGTTGTCTCCAGTTTTTTGTCCAACATAATGATCCAGTGTTACCAAACTGCTGCTGCTCAGCATTAGATCCAATGTGCTGTCTAAAAAACGCTTGGCAATATCAGTTTGTAGATACTGAGGTAGATAGTCGCTAGCACTCAGCGAATCTGGTCTTTTTTGACTGCCAGGTTGATTACCTTCTAGTACTGCAAATGGTTTTGCATTATATTCAGACATTAGCTACCTCCAACTAAACCAGTACCGCCTGTACTAGATGTATATATTCCTGTCTCAGCACGTCTACTTGTTTCTCCAATTAGCTGTCCTGAATCAGTTGCCTTCAAATTTGTTCTTGTTAGATTATCCACAATATCAATGTGTCCTACATTGGCGCCATTGATAAAGATTTCATCGCTGCTTGATTTGATTTGGAACAAGCTGCCAAATACACTTTCGCTATCCTGTGGCACAATAACAAAACTTGCCACAACACCAACCAACTGTTGGTGAATATACGCACTCAACTCTGTAAAGTAGAATGTTTCTCCAAAGTCCCAGTTGTTTGGATCAAAGTAATCATTGATAGCATTTATAACACGACTTTTGATTTCTGTTTCTGTCAATCCGTTGCCTGGTACTTGTACAATGCGGAATGTTGCACGTAGGCTACTGTCGGCTGTGTCGCCAAACAGTATGCGATATTTCACTGGACGATACACTATTGTATCACTTGCACTTTTCTTGCTGTCCAGTGTACTGAACTGTCTGCGTAGATCGTCTGTGCTTGGTGTCAATGGTTTGGTAACACTGCGTCCATCACTTACCAACCAGGTGTTGAATTCATTGTGATATGTTTGTGTCAATACAAAAATATCAATAATATTGCTGCTGCTTGGATCAAGACGTTTGTTGATTGTTGCAACATGATCGTATTTGAAATTCAAATTGGTGCGGCCAGTGACTGTTCTACTGCCTGTGGTGCTGTATCTTTCATATGTGTAGCCATTTTCTACTACATCACCAATGGTGATTGTTTCTGTGCCTGTGATGTTTGTGTATGCACTGGGATTGTCTGGCAGGTTGTTGTTGTCTGGGTTACCCAAGCTCAACAATACTTTTCTACCATCCGCATGTCCGTCACTTTCAAAAACATTTGCATATGTATTGAACTTGTACCATTTTTTCAATTTGGCATAACTGTTGTTTGGACGATTGTTGTTGGCCAATATTGTAATACTGTCTCGTTTTGGTTTACCAGTAACTGGATCCAATCTAGCATCGTCGTTTGCAATGTAAAATTGTGTACTGCCTGCGCTTTCAAAAACAAATCTAACTATACGACTGATGATTGTGCGTCTACCTTTGTTGTAGTTTACACGAATAATCCAACTCTGATCGTTGTTTAGATTGTTGCTAGCACCAGCATTTGCTAAACTAAAGTTGTCTGTGCTGTTGTTTGCTTTATTGTTTACTGGAATGTTGTTGCTGTCAATTACATGCCATGTGCTGTTCAATACATCATAACGCAATCCAAATCCTTGATTCAATGCAAGTGCATCGGCAATTTTGCTTTTTTCTGCTTCAGTAAACACTGTGTTCCATGCACCATGTACACTTGCCAATCTTGCTGCACTGGGCACTTCTTTGTTCAATCCAATTGCACCCAATCCAATGTCTGTAACACCTGTGCTGTTGCCGTTTGGATCATCAACACCCAATCCATCATCACTAACACTGACAATTCTTGCCCAAATTGTTTCAAGTTCGTTTGTGGTTGTACGTGCACTTGCACCTGTGCCAGCACTGTCGGTAATTTGTACAAATGTATGCTCGTCATATCCTGATCCAGCTGCGGTAACATTGAAGCCTACAATTTTACCGCCAACAACTGTTGCTGTTGCTGTAGCACCAGTGCCTGCGCCGATAATTGTTACTGTTGGTGATGTATATCCGCTGCCTTGATTTACCACTGTGATACTGGTAATAGATCCTACAACAAAAGTTTTATCAGTGGTTGTGTCTACTACAAATTTGCAAAGACTACCAGGTTTGATATAGCGTTTGTCTCCGCTGGCTGCTTTGCCTACACGCTGAACATCGTTTGCAATACCACTGGTAAAGTATCCTGTGTTGTTGCTCTGTTTCTGCCATTTGTATGCAGTTTGTCCATTTGAAGTGTCTGCACTAGTGTACAAGAAATCTTCAGCAGCAAATTTGCTGTAGTAAAGATTTATCATTTCACCGTCGGCTAACATTGGTTCAATGTGCTTTTCAATGAATGCATTGTTGCTTACACCGCTTGGTACATCCAAACTGGTTGTTTTTACATCACCATAGTTGTAGATTATACCATCGTCGCCAAAATGTCTAACGTCTTGATAATTGCCTGTTGGATCATAGCTTTCTACAAATCTGCTGTGACCGCTGTGTGTTCTGTTTACTGCTTTGATTTTTTTGATATTGTTGCTAACACTGAAAGGATACACAGTGTAATCTTCTGCGTTTACCATACGATCCTGTGAACCATATGTCAACGGTGCATTTATGCGAATTTCTTCTGTGCTCTCGTTGCTGCTGGCAGTGCTGATTGTGTCACGCAATTCAACTGTGAGCTGTGCAGTGTGTGTATTGCCATCTTTACCAGTGTACTTGAAACTGACAACCTGACGTGTAACATCGTTTGGACGCAGAATATAGCTTTCGTTTTTGCTTACTCTGTACCAAACACGAATTATACCGCTTGGAATATTTGCAAACAAGCCATCGCCAAATTTCAC